AGGCCCTGGTGCGCCGCGCACAATGCCCAGCTTTTCGATGCAGGAAGGGAATGGCTATGCCTCCATTTGTGAAAACCCAGAAAGCCCGCAAGCCTGGCGATGGTGAGAAGGTAGACCCAACCTGTAGTGGGACAGGCCGGGTTGATAACCACGTTTGTACCATTTGCCATGGGAGTGGCGTTGTCCCGGATAGCTGGAAGCAGGGCGATGGTCCGGTAAAGATGCCTATGGGGAATGGGAATGGCTCGTAAGGCCCCAGAGAGGCGTGGCGGCGCAGCGACTAGCGCAGTCGATGACCCGCGATATATCTCCGTCGCGAAGGGCCAGAGCCGGAGTGCGGGCCTCCGGCTCCCGGACGCAGACCCTAGATGGAAGCCGGAGGCCCAGTCCTGGTTCCGGAGCCTAAAGCTTTCCGGCCAGTCGGACTTCTATGAGGCGAGCGACTGGGCTACCGCTGTGGCGGCCGCGCAGGCGTACGACATTTTCCTGCGGACGCATAACGCGAGCATCCTCGGCTCATTCGTCCGGCTGAGCGAGCGGCTGGGCGCGACGATTACTGATCGCAAGCGCTCCCGGATTGAGCTAGCCGACCCAGAGCCCGAGGACTTGGACGAGGATGCGGCCGATGAGGCCATCCAGGGCTGGCAGGCCCGTTTGCGAGTCGTGCGGTAATGGCCGGCTGGACCGGAGCCCAGGCGAGACAGGCCGGAGGTAAATTCGGCTATGGTAAAACGTCTCAGCGTACCATTACCCCAGCCGGAGCTACCGTCGCAGCCACTCCTCAGCAATGGCAGTCTGCCATGTCCCAGGCAGCCGCCGTGATAAGCCAGCAGATTGCCGCGAGCAAGAGCGCGAAGGGAATGACAAAGGAGCAGCGGGCTTACCTCCGGCAGCTTCACGTGGCCCAGGCGATTATCAAGCGTGAGCAGGCAGCCGCTAAGCGATCACAGGCTCTAGCCAGAGCTGCTGCGAGGAAGAGGCTTGCGCTCGCGAAGGCTGAAGCCTCAAAGGCCAGAGCCGCAGCCGCTAAGAAGGCCGCAGCCGACCGGAAGGCTGCCGCTCTCGCGTCAGCGAGGAAGGCCGGAGCCGCGAGAGCGGCCGCAGCGCATCCTACGGCTCGCTCCGTAGGCCCCAGGCCGGCTGCTCCGCGCGTAATTGTTAGCAAGAAAGCTTCTCGCGTCGCTAGTGGGCGAGGTACCATATAATGGCTCACTGGGACGTATCGAGCGAACTACGCGGAGAGCATGGGCGCTGGTCGCATGGCGGGGCAGCGATCGAGCGGATGGCGAGAGATGCCGGAGGTTCTACAGCTCCGCACGCGAGCTATGGAGAGACGATTCAGCATTTTAAGGATCTGCCGGTGGGAGGAAGTACCAGGATTAATGGAGTGCTTCACGGCAGGAACAAGAAAGGCTTCTGGGTTATTCATAAATGGGAGGCTCTGCCGGAGGACAAGGGACAGCAGAAGCAGCAGAACCTCGGCCGGATAGCACGGAAGCAGAAAGGCAAGGAGAAATAATGGCGGCACTAGCAAAGCCACTCTTGACGGCTGTTGCGGTAACCGGCCCAGGCACGGCCGTGGACCTTACCGTAATGGCGCGGAGCGTCACCATGCAGGTAACGACCGGAGGAGTCACTCCCGACCCGAATTGTCAGGTTCAGCTTCAGGGCTCTCTCGATTCCTCAAACTGGTTCGGAATCGGCACAGTAACCGGAGCCGGATGGCTCTCTGCCGATGAGGACGTTATCCAGTACGCGCGAGCCGTAGTCGTTGCGCTCGCGTCTGGCAACGTTACGGCTAACCTGGCATATGTGAGCGGCTGATGGAGGTAGCGCCACGGGATAGGCTCATTACCCTCCCGGAAGGAATCCCAGAGCTGACTCTGGGATGGGAGGGAATTCACTTTGCCACAAAATACTTCAGGCAGCCAGACGGCCCTAACGCCGGCCAGCGCTGGGAGTTTATCGAGTCGCAGGTGAGGTTTATCCTATGGTGGTATTCCCTCAGCGAGCAGGGCCGGTGGAATTACTACCATGGCGTCCGGAGATATCCCAAGGGTGCGGGTAAGTCACCGTTCGCTGCCGTCATGTCGATGATTGAGTTGCTCGCGCCGGTACGCCTCGATCATTTCGATGACAGGGTCCTGGGTGGATGTGTCGGCCGGAAGGTCGCGATGCCTCTAGTCCAGATAGGCGCGACAAGCCACGACCAGGCAAACATCAATACCATGCGAATGGTCCGGGCTCTCCTGCCTAAAGGCTCGCGAATGCTAAAGGATTTTGACATAGAGCCCGGCAAAACCATTTTCCACGTGCCTGGTGGCGGGCAGCTTATGGTAATTACCTCTAGTCCGACCACTGAGGAGGGTGCGCTGACGACCTTCGCGATTCTCGACCAGACGGAGAGCTTTACGACATCTAATGGCGGTGTTGATCTCGCGGAGGTTATGGACCGTAACGTTGGCAAGTCCGGAAGCCGGATTATTGAGACGAGCAACGCCTGGGAGCCCGGTCAGGAAACGGTAGCCGAGACGACATTTGACGCCTGGGTGGCTCAGGAGGAAGGCCGTCTCAAGGGCAAGGGCAAGATCCTGTATGATTCCCGGATGGCTCCCCCGGACGTTGACTTTGACGATATCGTTTCTATCCGCAAAGCGGTGGAATTCGCATACGGAGATGCCTACTGGGCTGATGTCGAGGATATCGTTGAGAATCGCATCCTTAGCCCGAGGACTCCGCTGGACGTATCCAAGCGCTATTACCTGAACTGGCCGGAGAGCCCGGAGGACGCGTGGACTACGCTCCAGAAATGGGCCCGGCTGGCTGATCTGGACTTCCGGATTGAGGATGGCGATGATATAGCTGCTGGCTTTGACGGATCACGGACGGATGACGCTACCGCGCTTATCGGCTGTCATATAGAGACTGGATATACCTTCAGCCTTGGAATATGGGAGCCGCACGGTACCGGCCGCGAGGTGCCGTTTGATGAGGTGGATGCGGCTGTAGCTGCTATGAAGAAGCGCTGGCACGTTTGTGCCTTCTTTGCGGATGTAAAGGAATGGGAGGAGAGTACCAAGATACGATGGCGTGAATGGTTTGAGGACTCAGTCGATGTATGGGCCGTGCCCGGAGGACGCGATCCGCAGCCGGTAGCCTGGGATATGCGTTCACACGTCGGTGAATTCACCCAGGCGTGTGAGATGGTTGAGGCTGAGATAGATCAGGCAGGGTTTAAGCAGGATGGAGACGGCCCACTAGGCCGGCACGTAACGAATGCCCGACGCCGGCCAAACCGATGGGGAATTTCTATCGGCAAGGAGAGCCCTAAGTCCGCCAGGAAGATTGATGGCTGCGTCTCGATGATAATATCACGGCACGCACGGAGGCTTGTTCTCGCGTCTAAGGTCTACAAGGAGCGGAAAGAAGCAGGAGACAAATCGGCTGGATCACACGTCTGGAGCTTCTCATGATACACGACGTTAGCCGTGAGCTGCGTGATCCTCACGGGAAATGGACGCGAGGAGGAGCCGCAGAGAGTGCCATCCGGAGGCTTGCTAAAGGTCCGCGTGGCCGGGCTCCGGTTCAGACGCCAACGGAATTCCGGCATCCGGACACCGGGCATAAGATGGGGAAGTCAGAGATTGGCGATACATTTGAGCATCTATTCAAGTCGAATGGCTCTCACCTGGTAGAAAAGCACTTCAACCAGCCATATCATATGATTGCGGGAGAGGCCGGAACCGGCAGGGGTGGTGGCCGTAGCTCGCGCGGCACTCCGCTCGACTTCCGGCTGAATGAGAAGTATGGAGGAGAGCTTAAAACTCTCAATAGCAATGCTAAGAACCAGAAGACAGCGATCAAGGCTGAGGAGGTAGCACGGAAAGAGGCAGCGGTAAAGGCTGACGGGCTTGCTCCCATGCTTATCGTCCAGGTAGTCGATATGGAGAATCAGAAGATCAATGTCTTCTACCATCCGGCTTTCTCGTCTAAGGCCGTTAGCCGGATGCAGCCGCTAGGTAGCTACTCATTTACTGGGAAGGACTTTCAGAATGCGCAAGAGGCAACAGGACATTGGTCCCAGCGGGCAGAGCGAGCCCGCAGACAGCGCGGAGTCACCGTCAGCGGATGACGGGGATACCGTTATTGAGCTAGTTGACGGAATTCCGTACATCTATGAGAAGGGTGCCGTCAATGAGGCCGTAATGGAGAGGAAGCGCTGATGATAATTGATCCTGGGGATGTTACCAGTATTGCGACGCAGACTCTTGTTATGCGGAATCAGGAGCAGGCCCGGCTCTCCCACATTAACAGGTATATGAAGAATAGGCCTGATCCTCCATTTGCCCCGCGCGGAGTGAACGCGGAGTACCGCTGGATTATGCGGAAGTCACGGCGCAACTTCCTTCCGCTCGTGACGTCGGTTATCTCTCAGAACCTTCACGTGGATGGCTACCGGCCGACTGGGACAACGACTAATCAGATAGCAGCTCCGCAGGCTCCGAACCCAACATGGGATGCCTTCCGGGCTAACCGGATGATATCCCGTCAGCATGGCATTCATCGTTCTGTTATCAAGTACGGCTCTGCGTATACGGTCGTGCTTCCCGGACGGCTATCCACCGAACAGCCGGATGGCGACCAGGATCAGGATGTGCCGGTAATCCGGCCGGTATCGCCTCGCCGGATGACGGCTATGTACGCGGATGATGTTGACGATGAATGGCCGCAGTACGCAATCGAAGTCCGGACGGTACGGCTCCCGCAGAATCAGTCGAGGACGTACGTCTCTGTCTATGACGAGGACTCGCGCTTTATCCTGGCCTCTCAGGTAATGAGTGGGTATGGCAATGTCTCATCCTACAATCTTCAGATAGCGATGGCTGATGACCCACTCCTAAACGGCCAGGACCCAATCGCGAGCCATGGTCTAGGAATCTGCCCGGTGGTCCGCTTTCTTCACGAGACTGACCTAGATGGTGAGGAGGACTGCTCCGGCGAGATTGAGCCTATCCTCCCAATCCAGGATCAGGTGAATTTTGATACCTTCAACCTTATGATGTCTGAGCAGTATGCTGCTATCCGGCAGCGGTGGGTTACCGGGATGGCTCCTGTAGACGAACAGGGGAGAGAGCAGGCGCCATTCCGGCCGGGAGTCGACAGGGTATGGGCGGCTGAGGATCCAAATACGCACTTTGGTGAATTCGGTGAGACGCCACTCCAGCCTTTCTCTCAGGTACGCGAGGACGGGATCAGGCATATGTCGACCATCACCCAGGTGCCGCCGTACCATCTTCTGGGCCAGATCGCCAATATGAGCGCAGACGCTCTAGCGGCCGCACGCGACGGCCTGGACCGGAAGATTGAGGAGCTACAGGCTATCCTTACCGATCCGTGGCGCAATACATTCCGGCTGGCCGGCCTGGCGACCAATGACAAGGATACCTGGAATGATCTATTCGGCTCTGTCGTATGGCGTGATACTAGCGCCAAGGCATTCGCCTCTACCGTCCTTGGCCTAACTCAGGTCGCCCAGATGCTTGGCGTACCGGCCGAGGAGCTATGGGCTAAGATTCCGGGAGTTACTGCGGATGACGTAGCGGCGTGGCAGCTAGCGGCTCAGCGCGAGAAAGCACAGGCTCTCGTTCAGCAGATTGTCGCCGGAGCCCAGCAGCAAGCTGCTATGGGCCAGGCTCCTCCTCCGGCTGGGCCCGGTATTCCGGGGCAGACGGCTCCGCAGCCTCCGGGGCAGACGGCTCCTGGCGGCACTCCTCCGGCTATTCCGGCTGGGCCCGGTGGCCGGCCTGAGCCAGGAGGCCAGAACGCATGACAACTCCAGCCGTTCCGGGGCTTCCTGTTTCTGACGCGGTAGCAGGACCAATACTGCTACAGAATTACGCGAATACTCAGCAGACGATTGCGGCCCGTGCCGCGCTCGCGATCTACAACCTCTGGATGCGGCTCATCGACCCACTTCATTTTGACGATAGCTGGCGGACGCTCAATCCGATCGTTACCGGCATCATGTCAACCCATTACGATATGACGGCTGCTAACGCGGCTCAGTATTACGGGCTCTCCCGTGTCGTTGCCGGGAATCCTTATATGGCCGTTCCGGGCCAGGAGCCGGACGAGCAGTACATGAATAAGGTCGCCAACATAATGGGACGCGGGCAGTTCTATCACTTCCTCAAGGAACAGGAGCCGGATGCCGCGTCGGCTATGGCGAATGACTCGCTCCGCGGAGCTTCTACGCGGATGGTCCTGATGGGTGGACGGGATACGGTTACTGCGACAGCCACTCAGGACCCAATGGCTAAAGGCTGGGAGCGGGTAATCGAGCCGGGAGCCTGCGGCTTCTGTGCTATGCTCGCGTCGCGCGGAGCCGTCTACAAGGAAAGTACGGCAGACTTCCGGGCTCACGATCACTGTAAGTGCGTAGCTCGCGCAGTCTTTATTGGAGAGCCTTCCGTCAATAAGGATCTCCAGAAGGAATGGGCTACGGCTACAAAGGGAACAAAAGGGAAAGCCTCAATAGCGGCGTGGAATCAATACTGGGAGAATCGAAATGTCGACACCGGTGCACGAAACAGCGCAGGGACGCCAGCGATTGGCAGCCAAGGGCCAGGCGATGCCGGCCTCATCGGGAGGGTCGGGGGATCAGCCGAGATTCCCAATCCCTAACACGTCATATCTCTCCAAGGCCATCCGGGCTGTGGGGAGAGCAAAGCCTAATACTCCGGAACAGCGGGCAAAGGTGAGGAGGTATATCATCAAGCGCGCTAACGCTCTTGGCGCGTCAGATTCCATTCCAGACAACTGGAATTCAGATGGTACACTCAAGGGAGGAGGCAGTTAATGCCGCCTGATACAAGAGCCAAGCCACCGAATGTGGGCGAGAGGTATATCTTCCAGCCGGCAGACGGAGTGGGGCACGGGGAGAGTCATAAAGGCTCTCCTCTGACAGCGGAGATGACGGCTCTGGACCTGGCTCCGGGAACAGAAGTCCTCGTCTATGAAATCGAGGAGGCTACCGGCAGGCCGATCCTTGACTGGACCGATTCGACAGGACAGGACCGTATGACATCATTCGATCCTGATGAATTCTCAGGCGACTTCCAGCCAATACCATAGAAGGGAAAGTCATGCCAGCACTATCAGCGGGCCAGATTATGCAATACTCAGAACAGCAGGCTCTCAATGCGGTATTCCTCAAGACGCAGAGCCCGCCCGTCGCAGCGACCTATCTGGCTCTCTCGACAACGGCCGTGGGCGCACTCCAGTCAACAGAGCTTACCATGGCCGGAGCGACCATCAACGAGTATGCTACGGCCTCCGGCTATGCACGGCAGAGCTACGGCCCGGTAGCAGCTACGGCTGCGTCTCCGTCTGTCATCTACAATACGGCTCAGATAACCTGGGGTCCGTTTACGTCTGCTCCCGGCACTTGTGTCTGGGGAATCGCCTGTACTCTCGCGAGTGGCACCACCGCAAACTGTATTGCGGCATTCCTCCTCGCTTCTACCCGGACACCGGCCATCGGAGACAGCCTTCAGGCTGCGGCCGGTACCGGAGCGGCCGGCACCGGATTCATCTGTCAGGTCTAGATGTCGGTTATCCGCCTAGGCCTGGCTATACCAGACCTCAGGCTGCCGCGCGTTTATCCGTGTAGTGCGATAACTGGCCTCCGCACAACCTGTGGCGCTACGCCCACGTCTCTTTACCATAGGACGTGTGGCGTAGCAAGCCACGGTGCGGACATCTGGCTCTGCCCGGTACATGCCGCTGTCGTCGCGTCTGGCGGAGGAATATGTAGGGAATGTGCCGTGAGAGGAGGAGTTGCCCCGGCTCACATTTACCGGATTCAGATGATCCCAGTACGTCTGCCTAAAATATCTGGAACGGCAATTATCAGGTAGGAGGTGAGGTCTCTTGGCTACCCTACGGGGTGCGGCCAACACGCTTGGTACCAGTGCTTCTACCCAGTCAGTGGCTCTACCATCTGGATGGCAGCCGGGGGACTTCTGCCTAGTTGGCGGCCGGATTGGTAACACCTCTAGTGGTACGTTTACCACTCCGTCCGGATGGAACCTAGTCACTTCCGGGTTCAACACACTGGCCCAGTCTATTTATGGATACTGCTTTTACTGGCGGGTACTCCAGAGTGGTGATTCGTCGCCTACTCTAACGTGCAGTGCGTCTAATACCTGGGTTACATCCGTTATAGCTCTGGCTCCGAGTGCGGGTGGCACTCTGGCATTTGATGCTGCTTCGACTACTGCTGCGATTACTGCACTTGGTAACTCCTTCACTCCGCCGGCAGTAACTGCCGGATTTGCGGGTGATTCCTCGCTTATCATGGTAGTTGGTACTGGAAGTAGCAGTAGCCTTTCCATTACGTCTAGTACCAACGTCCCGCCATCTGGCTGGACGAATAGTGCCGGGTTTGCCACTAGTACCGGGAATACTACTAACCACCGTGTTGCCGGTACTATGTATCAGACGGGGATTGCCTCTGCCGGTAGCGTAGTGCCTGGCTCCGATAGCTTTACCACCGTCGCGGCACAGACGTTTGCGTTTTGTTCTATCCAGGTTCTTGTCCAGGACGTTCCAGGCTCAACGACTTATTCCGTTGCTGGCTCGGCTCCGGCAGCTTCCAGTAGCAATGGTACTGTAGGGCTCAATGGAGTCCTGACGGGCTCCGCTCCGGCTTCCGCTAGCGCGAGTGGTTCCGTTACGAGCACCGGAGTTATAACAGGCTCCTCGCCTCCCAGTTCTTATGCTACTGGTACTGTTTCCTCAGTTTTCAGGATAGCAGCTTCATCGGCTTCTACGTCAGGCACTAATGGTGCGCTAGGTACGCTTGGCGTTCTTGCTGGATCCGCGTCCTCTACCGTTTCCGCTAACGGTGCGGTAAGTCTTGTTAAGGCTCCTATTGAGCTGGATGGTAGTTCGGTTGCATCCTCTACGGCTAATGGCGCGTTTGCGGCTGCTGTCTATGTCGTATCGGGCTCTGCTGATTCAGGCCCTGCCAATTCGGCTAGCGGTGCCGTAATCAAGATTGGCTCTCCGGTAGTTACTCAGGACGGCCGGGTTAGTACCAAGGTTACTGGGACGAGTGTTGGGCCAGCCGTCACCGGGACCTATTCCTGGAACGTTGGTGATCTACTGGTCGCTCACCTAGGTATGGACAACATCCTGGGTGCGATCAGCTTTAGCGCAGTTCCCAGCTTTAGTGCCTGGACTGACCTGACTGATAATAGTGTTGGATCGGGCACTAACGGCCTCCGGAACCGTGCCGCCTGGTGCCAATGTACTACCGCATTTACTGGTACTGCGTCGGTAACAGCTACCGTACCATCCTCTGCGGCAAACGTCCTAGAGCTATTCATCATAACTGGTGAGGATTCAGCAGGAGCGCTACGCGGGCAGAATAACGCGACTTCCCTGACTGCGGTGCCTACGTTTACCATAACTGCTACTGCTGGTGGGGATTTCAACGGGACTACCCTGATACTTGGGACTTCTGCCATCCCGAGTGGTACGGCGGCAAATACTGCGTCGGGCTGGCCGGTAGTCCAGTCCTCGGCAACGACGTATGGGACTACCGGCGGCCAGGCAAAGTCAAACGTCTCGCTGGCATGGGCGGTAGGCACACAGTCGGTCGTTGGTGCTGGTAGTGTAACGGGAAACTGCCAGGCCGGAGCCGGTACTAACGGGACTGTTACGGACGGCTTTATCGTCGCCTCTCTGTCGCCAGGCCCGGTAACGTTTGAGGTTGATGGCTCCTCGGATACTACAGGCGTACTGTCCGCCAATGGTACGCTAGGCACTGTGGGCGTCCTCGCGGGTAACAGTATCAATAACGTATCGTCTGCGAGCGGTACCGTTGTTGCCGCAATGGCGTTGACCGGATATGCTCCTGCCGTATCAACAGGCGATGGCTCGGTTGCTAGCTTCCGGATCGTAGCGGGCTCTGCTGCCTCTACTTCGCTAGCTAATGGTACATTCGGGCTACTCGCGGCACTATCAGGAACTGCGGCTAGCGTATCAGCCGCGAGCGGAGCCGTTACTCAGGTCATGGCTCCGGCCGGTACGTCCAGTACGGTGTCGCTGGCTAATGGTACTGTTACCTGGACTGCGGTCATATCCGGTCTGTCTACGATTGCGTCTATCGCTAATGGTACGTTCGGTGCGGCTGCCCTATCCGGTTCATCCTCATCGGCTTCGCTCGCGTCCGGCTCTCAGACGTCAGTCCTGGCTGTCTCAGGATCAGCCGCATCCTCCTCACCGGCAGCCGGAACTGTTTATGCTACCCTAACACTTAATGGCTCGGCTGCGTCCTCGTCTGTAGCCAATGGTGCATTCGGGCTAATTGGGGTATTTGCGGGTTCATCAGTAACCGGGAGCGGTGCGGCCGGTACCGTCTCCAGTCTCCTTGCGGTAACTGGTTCTGGGATTACGGCTAGCCAGGGTAATGCTAACGTCGCGATTACTGCGGGAGCACAGACTTACGTTATAGCAGGGCAGTCTGCGTCTGTATCGTCGGCCAGTGGTACGGTTATCCTGCAGGGAGTCACATCCGGTAGTGCGATCACAGCTAGCTCGGCATCAGGAGCCTTGACGCTGGCTGCGGCCGTATCCGGTAGTTCATCTACGGTTAGCCAGGCTACTGGCTCTCTAAGCAGGACCGGCATTCTTTCCGGTAGCTCCATCACTATCTCTACGGCAAACGGTTCCCTTACCGCTGTAGGTGTGGTATCCGGCTCCTCTGCCGTATCCTCGTCCGCGAATGGCTGGCTCGCGGGAGGCCCTGTATCCGGAAGCTCTCTAACGGCCTCTACGGCTTCCGGGAGCCTAGGACTCCGGGCCGTCCTTGCGGGAAGCTCTACGGCCTCCTCCGTCGCGTCCGGTGCTATTGTCGCGGTAGGCGTCCTCTCCGGCTCTAGTGTGACCGGGAGTATGGGCACCGGAGCGGTGTCCATATCAAAGGCTCCGCTCACGCTCTCCGGCTCCGGGGTAACGCCATCCTCCGCGAGCGGAGCCGTTACCGGGCTCCTCGCGGCTCTAGGAAGCTCTCTAACGGCTTCGACGGCCGGAGGGACGCTAGGACTCCGGGGAGCCGTCTCCGGAGCCGCTACGGCCGTCTCCGTCGCGTCCGGGGCCGTTTACGCGGCCGGAGTCCTCTCGGGAACCGGAATTACGGCTAGTTATGCTCACGGATGGCTCATCGAGGCAGCCCGTATCTCTGGCGTGAGCATTACGGCATCCGGAGGCGATGGGACTCTCCTGCCTCCGTTCGTCGCCGGAGCCCTACCTTCCAACCTCTCGTCCACTGTCGTCTATACACGATGGATCCTAAAGGCTGATGTCTCCCGCGACGATTCCGCCACCGGCTCTCCGGTCGTATACGCAAAGTCCAATAATGCTACCACTACAACCAATTCAATTAGTTCCGAGGTGACACGATGAGTGATACCACATCCCTGTTCTTTTACCAGAACAATGACATCGTCGTCATAGCAAAATTTCCTGATATAACTGACGGCACTGGGGTAACGACCGAATTCTGGTACAAGGACAATAAGTTTACGGCAGATACCGATCCATCGTCAACTATGTATGTGGGCGATGCCCTGACGGTAGGGACTGACGGTATCTGGTTTACGCAGTTCCATATACCAGCGACTCATAACGCACTTACCGGAGCATTCTGGTGGCGTGTTGATGCTATTGACACCCAGAATCACCGGAGGACGGCACAATGCGGGACTCTACTAGTGGAGGCAGTGTTATGGCTGAAAAGACGCCTCAGGAAGTCCGGTCTACTGAAAGGCTTATGCATTACTGGGCTGAAGGTGCGGGCCGTGCTAAGATAAACTGGGGAGTCCCAGGGGATTTTGATAGGTGCCTCACAGAGCTTGGCAAGTACGTAGGCCCTGAGATAGTCAAGGGTCTTTGCGCTAATCTCCATCATCGTGCTACCGGAGGATGGCCAGGCCACGCTCCGGGAGTTGAAGAAGCAATGGCCAAGGCAAAGAGCAAGAAAGGCTAGGACTTCCGTCCGGCCTTTCCCGGAGATATAATCCGTAGTTAGCTCGTGGACAGGAGACGAGAATGAGTGAGGATGCTGGAGCCGCTACCGATGCCGGAACGGCTGACGTAGATGCTGATGCCATCGCGGCCGGAACGGACGCGGTAGATGCTGAAGCGGAACAGCTTCTGGGAGATATGCTCGACAAGGACCCAGACGCTCTGGCGAGCGAGCTAGATAAATGGCGTAAGGAATCCCGTAAGTGGGAGAGTCGCGCCAAGCAGAATTCCGATGCGGCCGCACGGCTCAAGGACATCGAGCAGAAGAACATGACTGAGCTTGAGAAGGCTCAGGCGGCACAGCGAGAGGCAGAGGAGCGGGCCATAACGGCCGTCGCTACCCACAACCGAGTCATGGCTGCGGCCGCTCACAATCTCCCGGTAGAGCTTATCGATGATCTCGGCTCCGGAACGGAGGAGGAGATCAATGAGCGCGCGGAGAGATTTGCGCGAGTTATCCAGGGAGCGGCACAGGATATTGCGAATGACATACTCGCGCAGAACGCAAACCGGAACGGTATGCCAATGGGCGCACGCCCAGTCGAGTCGATGAGACCAGGATCAGCGCCAGCCAGCGGTGGAACGCCAACGACGGCTGAGGACTGGTTTAGGCAACTAGTCAATCAGCGAAACGAATAACAGAAAGGCAAACCGTGCCGACGTATGGAACACACATCGGCCGTACCACCACTGGCTCTGATCCACTCGTCCCGGAGCCTCTAGCTACGGCCATCATTCAGGAAGCGCCCAAGGCCTCAGCCGCGCTTACCCTGATGAACAAAACGGTCTTGTCCGCCAAGACCCAGCGCATGCCCGTCCTCGATGTCCTCCCGGTCGCATATTGGGTTGGGGGTGATACAGGAATGAAGCAGACGAGTATGCAACAGTGGAAGAACGTGGTCATGGTTGTAGAAGAACTCGCCTGCATTTTACATCGTTCCTATTCCAGAAGCCTATCTGGATGACGCGGACGTACCACTCTGGAACGAGGTTCAGCCTCGCATTACAGAGGCTGTGGGTCAGCTCATCGACCTGGCTGTTCTCTGGGGGATCAACAAGCCAACGACCTGGGGCGAAGCCGTCTTCACCGGAGCCGGTAAGTCCGGCCACTACGTCATCCAGGGGACCAACGTTGACCTGGGCCAGGACGTTGCCAAACTCGCGCAGCAGATGGCTCTTACCGGCTATACGGTTAACGGCTTTGCGGCAATGCCGGGAATGTCGTGGCAGCTGGTCGGTATGCGCTCCGCGCAAGGCGTCCCGATTTACCAGCCGGATATGACAGATACTCCCGGTGGGACGCTCTACGGCTACGACATGTCCGAGGTCAACAATGGGTCCTGGCAGATGGGCCTTACCGGAGCCGTCATGCTCTGCGGCGACTTTACTAAGTCGATCATCGGAATGCGGCGTGATATCACCTTCAAGATGTTCACTGAAGGCGTTATCTCCGACGACACCGGCAAGGTCATCCTCAACCTCATGCAGCAGGACTCCGTGGCGATGCGGATGACTATGCGGCTCGCGTACGCGACCGTCAACCCGGTCACGATCATGCAGCCGTCGGCCGTTATCTCCGGGACGAACCCGCAGCGGTGGCCGTATGGCGCAGTCCTGCCAGTCGGCGCAACCGCTCCTACGGCGGCAGCGCTCAACGTCATCCAGGCTCCTCCGTATCCGTATACTGGCTCATTCGCCTACGATCCTACGGAAGCAGAGCTTGACAACCCGCAGGAGACGGAGAGTGCGAAGGCGCATTCGGCCGCACAAGAAGCCAATGAGCGCGAGGTAAGCGAGCGGACACGGGCTCGCTCGCGCGCTCCACGCAAAGCGGAGTAAGCCGTGACGAATTACAAGCAGACGGCGCATACGGCTGTTGGTGCGTCGGCTACGCCTATCGACGCGGGAGCCGGTAGTACGTATGGCTCGTTCTACCTGCGAGTCGTTAGCCCGGCTCCGGATAGCACGGTTAACCTGGAAACAAGTCCGGACGGTACAACCTGGACCGTCAAGGCTTCTGTCAAGGGTGACGGCTGGGGCTACGCGAATTCCGACCACCGTACAAGGCAGGCCCGTAGCAACGTTACCAGCCTTGGTACTGGCGCGGCACCGCTTTCAGCCATCGTCACCTGCTATCCATGAACCTGATGATTACGGCCCGGCAGGAAGGAGAGGGATATGAGAATCGGTGATCCCACGCTGCCGACGCTCGCGAGCCCGGACGATATCGTAGATAGGCTGGGCCGTAATCTCAACCAGGTAGAGGCAGCCCGGATCGATGCCCTGCTTCGCGACGGCTCTGCGCTTGTCCGGCGATACTGCCGGCAGGACTTCATGAAGGAGGTGGGGCTTACTGAGATATTCGTGGCGGATGCCGGAGAGATCCGGCTTAGCAATCGTCCGGTTACCGCAGTCAATTCCGTCGTGTGGAAGTCAGGCAACCCGGCTCTCCTGGGCGATATGACTATTTCCTGGTACATATTCGATGGGATTGATAAGATTACCATTCCGTCACCGTACCAGAGTGGCATCATCAACCTGCCGTACATGTGGTACCTGACGTCGTGGTACTCCGATTCCTTTGCGGTGCAGTATGACTACGGCTATGCAAATCCTCCACTAGAGGCCGTAGCCGTCCTCTGTACCGCGATCATATCGGAGCTAGCTACGCCTACGATGTCGGCTACTCTTCAGAGTGAGTCGATTGGCCCCTACTCCTACTCGATGCGTCGTACGTCCGGAGCCGGGCTCAATGCGGCTCTAATGGATGCGGGTATGGCTACTGCGCTCAAGGACTTCCGCCGGCCAGCCGGGACGATAGCGGTGAGAATCTGATGCACCCGCTTCCGTACTCACAGACAATAACCCTGATACAGCGTGTCCTGTCGGCTACCAAGGACCAGTACGGCAACGACGTTTATACAGACGTTCAGTCAGACGTCCCATTCTGTGTCGTAGCTCCGGCGATTAGTACCGAGGACATTCAGTGGACGGAGCACGTTAGTACGGACATTACCGTGTTTGTCCCGGCCGGTACCGTTGTTGGCCCACTAGACGCATTCCTGATCAATGGGAATAAGTACGAGGTTCATGGTGACCCGAATCAGTATCAGTCGCCTTTCTCCGGGCACTATGGGCCTACCCAGATCCGGGCTTCTAAGGTTACAGGAGCTTCAGTATGAGTGTTCATTTCAACCCGGACCATCGTGGCGTAGAGAGAATGCTTAATGCGACATTCATGCGGGAGGCAATGCTCCGGATAGCGGAGGAGATAAAGTTCAGGGCTATAGCGATAGCTCCTGTTGACGTTAGGGATAAGCATCCTGGCCGGTACAAGGCAAGTTTCCACACTCGCGTTCACTCGCACGGAGGAGCGAGGCATGATAGGGCAGAGGCTATTGTCTGGAATGACTCTCCGGAAGCCCTGTATGTCGAATGGGGTCATCACGGACGCGAGCCGTATCACGTCCTAGCTATTGCCTCGTTCCTGCAGCATAGGATCAGGCATGCCTAACCTAGTCCCGGAATTCCCGGATGCGGAGAGTGTGCTGATGTACGCTCTTGTCCCGATGGAGCCTAGCATTCGTTTTGTCACTTCCATGCCGGCCGAGGTGCCGGTGATTACCGCGAGGATTCACCGTATTAGTGGATCTAACCGTAACATTGGCGTTGACAGCCCGATTATTGATATTGATGTATTTGGCCCTAAAGCTCAGGTCGGTTCCGTGTCGAATGCCGCTCGCGCGATACAGAGTGATATCTTGTCGCTTATGAGCGTACAAGTGATGAATGGAGTTATACAGCACGTCACGACCGTTAATGGACCTCGCTCACTACCGGAGGCTAACCCTGATCTAGTCCGCTATTCCGCAACGTACGAAATGCATATACACCCCTGAAGGGAATGAAATGCCGCCAGATAAAACGCAGGAAGCTCCGCAGACACTCGATGCCGGGACCTACGGCCTGACTCCTCCTGCGACCGGAACCTACAAGGACAATACCCTCCTCTATGCGGCCGGAGATGTGGTCGTATGGGTTGGCATGCCGAACAACGCGAGCCCGCCACAAGGGTTTGAGGACCCAACTACCCTTGGCACCGGCACCTACAAGTGCTGTGGCTGGGCCGATACCTCCGGGTATATCTTTAAGCTTGACGAAACAATCAAGGATATTCCGGCCGCAGGCGTCCTCACGCCAGTCCGGTCCATCCTTACGGGTGGCGTCAAGACGGTCCAGTCCATCTTCCTAGAGGCGACAAATCCATACGTCCTCTCGCTCTACGATGACGTGCCTATCTTTCCGGTCGCGTCCTCTCCGCTCAAGCCGGCCACGACTCCGCCACCGCCTCTTCCGGCCAACTCCGCGCTCTATATCATCCCGGACCCACCGGCCGATAATCGTTACTCCTTTATCTTCGACAGTATCGACGGGACCAAGCAGATGCGGCTGTATGCCCCGTTCGCGAAGGTAACGGCGCGAGGCAACCATCAGGTCCAGCAGGGCGACATTATCATGACGGACCTTACGTTCACATTCTATCCCGGCACAATCGGGACGGCACAGAACGCAGTCGCTCAGCGCGCCATTAACTATGGCAAGTCTATGACGGCCTACTTTACGTGATGGCTACTCCGCTAGGGCCGGTAGACCGGCACGATGATGACGAGGAGCAAGAGGTTGATATTGACCTTGACCTCCTCGATGAGGAGCTACGTCGCGAGGCTCTAGGCCAGGCGACTACGGTCAAGCTGGATGGGAAGGTAATTCACATCCTCCATGCCGGCGACTGGTCCTCTTCCGCAATGTCCGCAGCCACTCAGGGCCAATGGGAGGTCTGGGCGCGAGAGGTGATCGAGGACGATACAGAGTATCAGACCTGGCTAGATGCGGATCTCCGGAATTACCAGATGGAAGCCGTGTTTGCGGAATGCGCTAGGCAGGCCCGGCTTAACATGGGAAAATCCAGAAGGCCATCTGGCTCACGGCATCGTTCCAGGAGGAGATAGAGGCAGACTTTGCCAGGTATTACCATCTAGACTTCCTTGACCTCTACCGGAGGAATAGCGGGCTTACCTGGCGGAAGATGCTAGCTCTCATCGACGGCCTGCCACCGGAGAGCCTATTGAATACTGCGATACGAAACGGTACGGCAGAGGAAGTCCTCGCGACACGCTCTGGTGATCCGTCACAGGCTCGATGGAGTAATCTGGAGAACCTTATCGCTACACTAATCGATGAGATGCGGAATATGGGATGGATGTACGCCCAGGCCCATTCCGAGACAAAGATCAAGCGGCCGGACCCAGTTATGCGGCCAGGAATCCGTAAGCATCAGTTCCGTGTCATATCGCTAGAGGACGCAAGGCGAATGGACCCACGGCTCCGGGACGTACCGGATGAGGAAGCCCAGGCTAAACTCGACCAGATGACTAGGGGAGGTAAGTAATGGCTGACATTTTTGTAGGCTCCGTCTCTGTGGGCGTTGTACCGGATGCCCGAGGATGGCAGCGCTCTCTCCAGGCCCAGCTAGTACCATCCTCTCAGCTAGTCGGCCAGCAGGTAGGCAACAATATATCAAGCGGCATTGTACAGAGTCTTGGCAGTAACAAGACAAGGATGGCTAAGGCCGGAGCGGAAAATGCCGGTGCTTTCTCGGAAGGTTTTAAGAAACGGCTAGAGGCTGCGCTCAAGACACTGCCCGATGTGAAGATCGATGCCGACTCTAGTAAGGCTGACCGGAGGATTGCTGAGCTACGTGCAAGGATGACAGAGATTCTCTCAAAGGAGATAGGAGTAGACCTTTCCGGTAAAGAGGCAATGGCTGAGATTGGGAAGATTGATGCCGGGCTAAAGATACTCAGCAAGGATGCTGATATCAGGGTGCGGTTTGATGCTAAGTCCGCTCGCGCAGAGATAGCAAAGCTCAAGTCTGATATCAGCGGGACAGCCGGACAGCGTGGCGGGATACTCGGCTCACTCCAGAATATTATTCCTGGCATGGGCGGTGTGGGCGGTGCCGCCGGACAGGCTGCCGGTGGAGGTGGGGGATTCGGCGGATTCGGTCTTACTAACCCATACGTTCTTGGCGGTGGTGCCGCCGCACTTGCGGGCATACTTCCGTTCGCCGGCCAGGCTCTAGCGGGCACGATAGTTGGTGGCCTAGGTACCGGGCTCGCGGGTATTGGAGCGGCCGGAGCCTTTGGCCTAGGGACGACTCCGGCTAATCCGGCACAAATGATGGCTGCCCAGCTAGCTGTTACAAAGGCTCAGGATACCCTGAATAAGCTCCGGGCTAGTGGTAAGACTACAACGACTCAGCTAGCAGTCGCTCAGTCTCAGCTCGCAATTTCTCAGGCTAAGCTAACAGCCCTACAGAAGGCAAACATAAATGAGACCACTAAGGGACAGCAGCAGGTACGTCAGGCATTTTCCAACCTCAAGACCAACGCGATAGCCGACCTTACTAAGATTGGCGCGGCGTTTGTCCCTGTAATGACGAATATCGCAAATACGGCCTCTAAGGTACTGGGGAAGATGACGCCAGTATTCTCCGGAGCTATAAGGATTATCGCTGGGCCCGTAGAGAAATTTGTAGATACCGTACTGAATGCCTTTGCCCGTCCGGCCGTTGTTAAGTCCATCCAGGACGTAGCTAACGCATTCGTCAAGATACTCAATGCCTTTGCTCCTGATATACCTGGTATTGCCGACTCTCTCGCGCAGTCTATCTCCCGGATGGCTGATGCTGTCGCAAAGAACCCGAAGGCGATGGCGGACTTCCTTAACTTCCTGTTCCAGATTCCCATAGCTATCTTTGACGCTCTCGCCTGGCTTGCTAATCTCGCGACGTGGATTGAGACACACTGGGGTCCCCTATGGAAGAAAGTACGCAAGCCCGCGACCGATGCCATGAAGTTTCTCGTTTCAGACATCAAGGGATTCGCAGATCTCGTTATTGGCATATTCAAGATCCTGATTGATATCATTACCTTCCACTGGGGCAATCTCTGGCGCGACCTGAAGAACCTAACCAGGCAGGAATGGAACAACCTACGCAACATGTTCCATGACGGTCTTAGCCTTATTGGAGACCTCTTCCATAACCAGTGGCATTCAATCCTGAACTTCCTCCATATTATCTGGAATGATATCAGGTCCCTATCAGAGAATGTCTGGAACAGTATCTGGAACAATACCATTGGCCGGGCAATTCGCGGAGGTCATGACCTTGAGGTTATCTTCAATGATGTCAAGGCACGGGTTATCCAGTACTGGCACGATGTTCAGTCGGGCTCTGAGAACATCTGGAATTCGATATGGAACAATACAATCGGCCGGGCTATCCGTGGATGGCACGATCTGATGAATGTGTTCACTCGCCTCAAGAGCGACGTAATCAACTGGTTTCATGATGCAGCCAACTGGCTTACCTCGGCCGGATCGAATATTATCAGCGGGCTCTATAATGGCATCCTGAGTGCTATCAAGGGAGTCGGCTCCTGGATCAATAACAATGTAGTCCAGCCAGTAGTCAATGCCGTAAAGCACTTCTTTGGGATTGCCTCGCCATCGACGGTTATGATTGGAATAGGTAAGGCGATTACGGCCGGGCTCCTTCACGGTATCTTCTCTGCCGGCGACCTAAAGAATTTTGTCGGCAAGGTATTTGGCGGATGGCCGCAGGCCCTAGGTGCGCTTGTTAACAAGTCGCTGGTTAATATCGCTAAACTCCCGCAGAAGGCTCTACAGGCCCTAGGGTCATTCGCCGGTAAGGTCGGGAGTAAGATCAGTGGTTTCTTTAGCAAGGTATTTGGTGGTGGAGGAGGCTCCGGGGTTCAGCGCTGGGCCGGAGTAGTCGCCCAGGCCCTATCCATGCTTGGGCTCCCGCTTTCCCTTGCCGGGCAGGTTCTCTATCAGATGCAGACGGAATCCGGAGGCGATCCTAATGCGATCAACCTAACAGACATTAACGCACAGATGGGTGATCCGTCGCGAGGACTTCTCCAGACGATTATGTCAACGTTTATGGCTTACCACGTACCGGGTACGTCAATGAATATCTATGACCCTCTCGCGAATGTCGCGGCCGCCATTAACTATGCGAGAGCCCGCTACGGGCCGACGCTAATGAGCGGTGGGATGGGTATGGGCTCCGGGCACGGTTATGATACCGGAGGCTGGCTTCCGACCGGGCTCTCTATGGCATACAACGGTACCGGCTCGCCGGAGCTAATCGTACCTCAGAAGCAGCTATCGGTAGCTGGCGGCACTCATTACCACGCTCACTTTGACGGGCTTACCGGGCAGGCTATCGAGGGATACGTCCAGGGAGCATTTGCCGCAATGAATATTAGGGAAGGTCATCTAGCGAGAGTTGGGAGGCGACAGTGACCCTAGCTCCGACGTATACAATACCGTACCTAAGTTATATTGACCCTGACGCTCATGAATGGATCTTGTCTGATCTCGGACTTCCTAACGGCTATGTCTGTACTGGGATATCCGGAGCTACCGGCATCCCGGTATCGCTCCAGTCGATTCCCGTCCTAGGCGGTACGGCCGTCCCACTCCTCTACCTTCCGCAGCCGAATACACTTACCCTGGGCGTGTACCTAGAGACACCTCCAGGAGGTACGGAGAATGACTATTACAAATTGCTTGATGCTTTCGTCCGTGCCTTCTATAACCGGCGCAACGATGTACCGGCTCCGGGCTATCTTGTTGTTGGGCGTCCGGACGGTACGAAACGGCAGCTTGCGGTCTACTGTATTGCGGGCCTTGATACGGCCGATCACGGAATCCTGAATGCCGTTTACGGGCTAAGTCTTGAGGCTCCTGATCCACACTGGCAAGATCAGCAGGCCCAGCAGGTTCTCTATTCGCTCTCTACGGCTACCGGCATCCTCCCTCTCCTCCCGGTGTTCCTAGGTGGCGGTACAGTCCTAGGGACTTCCCTAGTCGTTAACGATGGGGGAGCTATCGCCTACCCGGTATGGACGATTACCGGACCTGGGACTCCAACGATCCAGAACATCACTACGGGCCGACAATGGTCTCTGGGTACCGCGATACCAGCCGGGCAGATTGTGACAGTCAGTACCGTCCCTAATCAGCAATACGTCTATAACAATACGACGGCCACTTCATGGTGGAACAATCTTGTAATCTCAACCTCTCGCGATCTATGGAGTCTACAGGTAGGAGATAATCAGATCAATATCCAGCTTTCTGGAGCTACCGCGAATAGTTCCATTCAGCTTAGCTGGACGAGGAGGTGGCAGCGGGCTTGACTAATCCTGTTGTCGTATCGGTGGGTGTCGGCACCCGTAGTGTTACCGCTACCTGTGCCGGGACATATGCGCGTCCTCCGGCCGCAAATAACCTGCTTGTTGCGGCAGTAGCGGGTTCAGCTACGGCTACGGCTAACTGGGCCGTTGCGCAGCATTCCGGGACGACTGGATGGACTCTGGTTCCTGGAAGCTCAATCGGGAGTAACGGCGCGACTAGCTTCTGTGGAGTGGCATTCTTTACTAAGGTGGCGACTGGCTCGGATGCCGTTCCGTCCTTTGACTGTACGCTGGGGTCGGTCAATATTGGCTCTTGGTGTACTATATGGGAAATATGGAACCCTAACTCGTCTCCTATTGATACTGTCGGTACGGTGGCCGGTGGAGCTACGGCCGTCTCTAAGACTTCGCTGTCGGTCTCAACCTCGGCTTCGCCATCCGATCCTGGCGATATTGTCCTGTACGCTACCTCTACCGCACAGAGTACCAATGGTCCTGCTACCTATTCGCGAGCCGGTAACGCATCGGCCGATGTCGCGAATGATGGCGGTAATGCCTATAACACCCATTTTGATTTCCAGGGGTACTGGGGCCAGCGCTGTTCTACTACGTCTGTAATGACTATGGCGCCAGCGCTATCCAACGCCCAGCCTGTCTTCTGGTCCGGAGCTATAGTCTGTATTCTTGGCGGGACGGCTACGGCTCCGGCCGGTGCGCCCGCTCCGGTAGGAGGCCCGTGGACTAACATGGGATCTCCTGCTACGTCGCTGGATATTGTCTGCGGTTATGTAGGCGACGTTATCATTGTTGCTAGCAAGGTCAGTAACGCAACCAATAATGTGAGCGGCGTATCCGACTCTGCGGGCCTTACTACTGGCTGGACCAAGATCCTGGGGCCATTTACCGACACAAGTGCCTCGCCACATACCCAGGACATCTGGATGGGCCAGGTTACCGGGACAGGGAATACTACCCTTAACTTTACGTTCAGTTCAGCCATCGGCTCTGCCGGAACTGAATTTGACGCGATTGAGTTTTCTAACGGGCAGGGGAGTGTAGCCGGACAGTCGGACTGGACTACATGGTCGTCCGATAAGGGAAGTACGCAGAATAACACGACGGCTAGCACGACGGTATCCTGGCCGGCTATTGCGCCGGCAAAGATCAACGGCGAGATATTCATCGGCAAGGCCCGTATCCCGTCCGGAGGCCCGTACGGAGCCGTAACCCCTGCTCCACTCGGGAATGTCAAGAATTCAAATAACAACCCATTCCTCTTCAATTCCGGCGGTGCCGTAACAACATCGACTAGCGCATCGCTTGCCGACCAGGCTTCAGCAGCATCATACGTTGTCCAGGCTCTAGTTAGCCAGGCCGTAACATTTCCCGTAGCAGGATCATCATCAACGGCTAGTCCTGCGTCAGGAACGCTTGGCTCAGGGATGGTAACAGCAGGCTCGTCATCGGCTAGCAGTTCTGCTTCCGGGACGTTTACCGGTGCGATTCCTACAGCCGCTTCCTCGGTAACGGCTACGGTCGCGAGCGGGACGTTTAGCGGCGGGCAGCTAGCTATATCAGGATCGTCACCAGCTAGCTCGTATGCTGAGGGTGCCTTTACGGCCGTTTACGCTATATCCGGGCAGTCTAGCACCCAGTCTGCTGCTTACGGGCCTGCTTTTGCTAGTTCCGTATTTGTACCTCCTCCAGGAGGTTCTCAGCTACCTATCACAATTTACTGGTATGACGCTAACTTTAATCTTAGGGGAATCATTCCGTTCTACTCAATCGTTGCTACGCTCAACTACAACGCAGCCGGCTCCTGGGTTATCGTCCTCCCATACTCGCAGGATATGTGGAACATGGTTATGTCCGGCGATATCATTATTCATGTCGACTGGATGGGCCTTTATCAGTTTGGCGGCAAATGCGAACAGCCGGAATACTCCGACTCAATACCCGGCTCACGCGGGGCAGGTACGTCGCCTGGTAAGTTCATTACCCTGTCGGGTGCCGATTACCTCGGGATTATCGCTAACCGGATTGCCTACCCGGCTCCGGCTACGCTATGGACCGGGCAGACAGGCACGGCTAAGGATTCAGTTACGGCAGTAGCCTGTGAGACGGCAATCAAACATTATGTTACCAATAACCTCGGCTCCGGAGCCGTAGCGTCGCGACGTGTAGCATTCCTGACTATTGCGGCAGACTTGCATAGAGGAGCGAACGTTAGCTACACGGTTCAGTTCCTGAGTGGCGTTGATCTCAACCTCATGGATATCATCCGGACGCTAACGATTAACGGTGGCCCGCTAGGGGTGAAGGTTACTAAGAGCGGAGCCGGGCTTGTCTTTGACTGCTATGTACCTCGCGACCTATCTAAGACTGCCTGGTTTAGCGAAGCCCTAGGCAACCTAACGTCCGTCGCTCTCTCGATAACCGACCCAACCGTAACTAATGCGCTGGTCCAGGGAGCTTCTACTTTCTATGAGGCGAACACTACATATCCGAGTATGTGGGATAGGGTAGAGGACTTTGTAGACCAGTCGAGCCAGACGGATTCGGTTCAGGTTCAGCAGAGTGGGATAGCGGCTCTAGGTGGAGGTGCGGCCGGGCCTTCACTCTCCGTTACCGCATCCGACATCCCGTACCTAACGTTTGGACGTGACTATGGGCTAGGCGATACGGTAACGGTAGAGGTTGTACCGGGAGTAACGTATCAGGATATTGTAAGCTCCGTTACCCTAACGGCTGACCCATCCCAGCAACCGCCCATATTTGTTGTCCCAACGATAGGCGCGAGCCAGTCCGTTACGGCTTCCGATTCAAAGGTAATATCACACCTGCTCGCTCGCGTACGGCTACTGGAAAAGAAACTAGCGGCACAGAGAGGTTAGTATGGTTACTTATGACGGACGACCAAGCCCGTTCACTCAGCTAACGTCCACATCTGACTGGGAATCGCTCTTCTCATCGGCCGGTATCGCGGACGGTATCGACAATGTCAATAGCGCAGGCCTTGCACCTTCCCTGGATACCCCAGGCCGTAACGCAGTCATGACGGCCGGCCAGTGCGTTATCAAGGGTGCGCTATGGCGCGCTGATGCCTCCGTCTCTACGCCTATTCCGGCCGCGTCCGCACAGAATAGGTATGACAGGCTAGTAATTCAGCTTAGCCGTGCGGCCGCAACAAGCCCAGCTTACGTCCAGCCGGTTATCGTTCAGGGCACTCCGGGAGCGAGCCCGGCTGTCCCGCCACTCATCCAGAACCCTACCGGCATATTTCAGATTCCGGTTAGCCATTGGCTATCCCAGTCTACCGGCGCACTCTCTGCTCTTGTCGATGAGCGTGACTTTGTGTTTGACGTCTGGCATAACCTCCCGGCTCCTCTTCCGTCTGGCTTCGCGAATAGCGGTTCATGCCGGTACAAGATGGTCCAGTCAAGGTATGTCTTTCTTCACTTCGCTGTAACGGTATCTACCGGAGCCGCATCCGGAGGCCCGGCTCTATATCAGATGCCAGTGGCCTACTCACCTACCGTAGCACAGAGGATGTCGGGAATGGGATATTACGCCAACGGGCAGATTACCCCAAGTATCGCGAGCATGCGAGGTTCCGTCAATACGGACGGGACGATTCAGCTACTTGGCTTTCCTGGTGGTGCGGTCAACACCGGCATTACTGAGATCGACTATAGCGGGTACTATGCGCTTGACTAAGCTCCGTGTATCGGTAGACCTTGTTGCGCTAGTCCTCGCGATAGCGCTAGGGCTCGCGACAGTCCTCCTTATAATCGTGGTGATGATAAACGTTATCGACCATCAGACTCCGACACAGACGCTAGGCGAGAATGCGACGCAGGTAATTACGACAGTAGTTGGTGGCCTTATCGGAGTCCTTGGAGGGTACGTCGGAGCGCGGGTAAACCAGCGCAACAGTAATAACAGTGATGGGGATAGGAGGGATGATGGCAAGGGGATGTCTTAACTGGCTGCCTGATCAGGTGATCAGCTGGCTAAGGCGTATACTAATCGGAGAGGAGGAACAAATGCCCATCAAAGAACGTCGCAGAATCCGGGATGGTGATGAATACACCATCGATGAGGATGTGGAGCTGGAGGAAGTACCTCCTCGTCCGGAGCCTCCGGTAGAGGTCCAGGGAGAGCCATGGGGCTGGACAAAGCCTGGGCCTAGACCAAAGGGATGGCGCGAGGACGGCCGGTATGGGCCGGACGATGGCCCTAGCGAGCAGGAGGGAAGATGGCCCTAACTCGCGTATGGACGCCTAGCGGTAACTACTCCGGGGGAAGTACCAAGCGGCTCATCGTTATCCATACGATGGAAGGCTTCACCGGGAGCAACGGAGCCTATGACTGTGCCAAGTATTTCCAGACGGACTGTGGCGCTAGCTCACACGTCTGTATCGACAATAACCGGGGGAAGGTCTGGGAATGCGTTAGCCGTGGGAACGGCGCATGGACGCAGTGTAACTACAACTCCGTCTCCGTTAGCGCGGAGCAGAGCGGGTATGCCTCATGGAGCCGGGACTACTGGCTTAACAACCGGTCAAACCAGCTACATAACATGGCCGACTGGATTGCCGAGGAGAGCAAGAAGCTCAGCATCCCGATAACGGACCTTTCATCTAGCCAGGCACAGGGCGGGTCATGGGGAGTCTGTTACCATTCGGAGCTAGGCTCATCCGGATGCGGGCATTCTGATCCAGGAGCTGGGTTCCCACTAGACAAAGTCCTTGAATGGGCCAGGGGTGGGACGACTACGCCGCCACCAGTAGAAGAGGAAGAGGAGGAGGACGACATGGGGACATTCTGTTTTATACCGCCATTCGACGGCAAGGACGTAGGCGTCTCACTCGACAAGTATTATACGCACGTAGGATTCTGTTGCGATCCTGGCCGGGTTGGCGGTGGCACCGTCTCCGTCCGCGTCGCATGGCACATAGTTGGGACGGGACCTAACCAGTTCCGTACTCAGACCATCAATCTCGATACCGACAATCCGAAGGGACACGTCAACTTTACCGGTGGTAATGTGGACGGATGTAGCTTCCTCCGCAACGACGAACTACCAATCACCCTCTTTCCCAACTTCGGGATGTAGCTGAAAGGAAGACAATGTCATACGTACCTGTCAATCTGTGGGTCCCGGATACCGTAGAAGGCCCCACCGTCACATCCGTCAACCTCAAGCTCTGTGAGACGTGCCATGCTCCAATTCCGGAAGATCTGATGGATGATCACGTCGCGAAGTCCCATCAGCAAGCGCCCACACCTACGTAAGGAGCGGGCATGGCTGTCAGCGCAGACATGAGTGTGGATAACGCAAATCCTGCTCATGGCGATACCATTACCGTTACCTATACGGTCACTGGCAACGATGCCATTCCCCCGCAAGGAGCAACGATCGGTGGCCGTGTCGTGGTCGGAGGCGAGCCATTCGACCTTTCGGCATCAGTCACTATGCCGGGTACTCCGGCCGCTCCGGAACAGTATGCGGAGCCGGTCCTAGCCGGAGTTAACTTCAGTGCTACGGCTAATCCGGCCGTATGGACGGCCGTGATTCCGTGAGTGAGATCAAAGGCTCCGTTACCATTGGCGGAGTCACATACCTCACGAGTGTCCCGGTTACCCTACCGGAGCCCGTACAGGCAGAGGAGGTGACCCGTGAAGAAGGTGCTACTCGCGCTTCACCCGTTCACAGATGAGAAGGCACAGACCGTGGCCGACGATATCCGGAACCGTGGGGACATCTACTACACGGATGCCTCCGGCTCTACCGTCAACGTAACGGTAGGGGACGTTACCGTGGAGGACGTGCCAGAGCAGGTAGGCCAATGACCTGGTGGTACTGGCTGCTGGTCGCGGTGCTCGCGCTCGGGACGCTCGCGTTCTTTGCACTGCTGGCATACGTGATCCACCTGCTCGCCCACGTGTGGAACCCGTGATGGCCAGGCATTGCGGGGGCGTTACTGTGGAGGATGTGCCATCCTTACCATCGAGGAGCTAGCGCGACTGGAAATTGAACAGGTAAAGCGCGAACGGGAGACAACGGAGCCCGACCCAGACATGTGGCGATGGTCGCCTCTTGAGATCTGGGAATTCGCACGGATGCTTGAGGTTGCGCGACAGCTAGCCGCAGACGGCCTCCGTAGGCTCAGGTTCGCGGAGGCCGGAAGCGGTATCGGCACAAAGCTCTATCTAGCTCAGAACAAGTTTGATATGAGTGCTACAGGCTTTGAGATTAACGAGGAGTATATCACCCAGGCCCGCAAGCTTGACGTCTGTACGAACAAGTGGGACCTACGGAAGGCTCATCCTCCGTGGAGGCTTTACGACATCGTCTATATGGCCCGGCCATTTAAGGATGATGATTACGAGGTACAGTGGGAGCGCGAGGTTCACGACCGTATGCGCGATAAGGCCGTCCTCATCTCGGCATATGCGGCCGTGAAACCTTATAGCTGGCCCTGCTATTACCGGGCTCCGTTCCGTGGAGTGTGGATGAAGACACCGAGGACGGGGCAATATAGTCAGATGATTCAACGTAGTGCCACTGGTTCTGATCCTCTGGTTCCGGAGCCTGGTCCTCGATAAGCCCTGGGAATCTACCGGGCTCCTCCGGGCTCTCCGGGCTCTCCGGCTCCTCGCGTCTATGCCGTCCGGGACCTCCGGCATATCTGTGCTTGCCCACTTTTCGCTTCCTGAACATAAGGCTCTCCGCTCGCTCGCCTAGCTCTGATTCTAATACGGAGAGCGATGGACACGCTACCCCTAGCGAGCGATGGCATTCCGCACAGCCTGCCGGGCTCCGGGCTCCGGGAAGCTCCGGGCCGTACCCGCACCGGAGCGAGCCGTAGAGCCCGCTACGGGCCTCTCCGGAGCCGGGGGATATCTCCGGTAGGCCGGAGAGCCCGACGCTTCTAAAGGCTTCCTAGCCCGGTACCGGGACTGTCTTACCGCACTGTTGACAGACTTGGTACTTCCGGACGTAAAGGAATCCCCTGGAGACGGTACGCCAGTGCTTGTGGCGGCAATGCTTCGGGCTCTTACGCTTTGGCTTCCGGACTCGTCCGGGCTTGCCAGCACCCATCTTCCGCTTGCGTTGTTGCTCGCGCCATTTCCTCCTGGCGTAATCTTTAAGCTTCTGCTTAACCGGCCGCTCGCGAAGTCTCTTCTCGCGTGCCTGCTGCCGGTCGTATTTGGCCTTGTTCATGATCTTGTAGCTAAACGGCCCAGTCTTTACGCGGACCAGTCCGGACTTAGTTAGGTCTGCGTCACTCACCTTATGCCAGGGAGTGCCTTCCGGGGCAAAGTTATTACGGTGCGGCTCTTCTCCTCCGTCAGGCGGCATTGCTATGTCCTCTCCGTTCGTGGAAGTGACCTAGCTCCTCCGGCTTAGTATCGTGAAGCCGGTCATGAAAGATACGCCAGGCTTCCTCTAGGTCGCCTCCGATACCCATCGGCTTTAGCTCCCACATACCGGCAAGGTCGCCTCTATGTCTATGAGTCATATGAAGGCAGAACGTTGACAGGTCCATATGATCGGCGCATTGAACCTTCTCACCCTCAGTCGGGATCAATTACCCACATCCTTTCAACTTTCACCGGAGTACCGAATCCGGCGATACGGTTACCAGCAATCACGACGACATCGTGGTTGACGTGAATCCGCTCTATCTCCCGGAGGAGGTCTGGAAATTTCCAGCGGTTGATACGCGCATAGACTTCCTCCTCTCCGGTATCGAACATATGAAGCGTAGCGCGCTTAACGAGATCCGGCCGTTTAAGCTCCAGTATGATCTCCTCATACTCGCGCCCGGTACGGCTCCGTTCGTCCTCGACAATGTCCTTGATCTCAACGCGGCGTACCATACCGAAGTAGACTACGCGAGGTCCAGGGACGTATCGTGTACCGGGCTCCCACTTAGGCACCTTCATACCGGCCAGGAAGTCACCGTTATGGGACGGTAGCGGGATACCGGAGCCTTTCTGTTTCCGGATCCAGCGGCGTACCGTCGCGAGCCTCCGTTCTGTCCGGTAGAGCCCGAATGGATCGCGGGCTTCCGAGAATGTCTCCATCTTCCGGATGCGCTCAAGCCCGACTCCGGGCACGGCCGTAAGCTCTACCCATTCATCGGCATGGCCGTATGCCTCAATCCGGCTAGCCATCTTGGGGCCGACACCGGGAATCTGGCGCCAGCCGGCGACAAGCGAGCCTTGCGGCTCCTGGCCGTCCTGACAGATTACCTGCGGCCGCCAGGTACTCTGGCTAATCCCTATCTGCGGAGGCCGGATATCTATTGAATGAGCGAGTGCGTCTTGCATGAGACGGAACTGCTGTTCCTTGTCGGCCTTCTGAAGTGATGCCGCGTAAAACTCTAGCGGGTAATGAACCTTGAGCCAGGCAGTCCAGAATGCGAGGAGCGAGTAGGAGACGGCGTGCGCGACGTTAAAGGCATAGGTACCGGCCGTAACGAGACGGTGCCATATCTGGTCGGCTAGCTCGTGATCGATGCCGTGGAGCCGCTTTGCGCCTTCCGCGAACAGATCGAAATTCTGCTGGAATGCGGCCTGCCCTGATTTCTTAGCGATAATCCTCCGGATATGATGGACGTTAGTCCATTCAAGTCCACCGACTTCTTTAAGGCAGCGGAGGATATGCTCCTGATAGATCATCTGCCCGTAGGTATGGGCGGTGATCTCATCCACAATAGGGTGAAGTGAGGCTGCGACATTTCGCCCATGTCGAACTTCCACATACTCAGCTGTCTGTCCGGAGAACAATGGACCGGGACGAGATAGAGCATTGATGTCGGTGATATGCCCGAAGTGCTCTGGGCGTACATCCCGGCATACCAGACGTGTGGCGCGACCTTCAAACTGAAATACTCCACGGACGTCATTCCTCCGGAATACATCAATGGTTTCCGGGTCATCGTCGGAAATCGCATAGAGATCCTCCAGGGTAAGGCCGGCCATATTAAGACACCGGGTTATCATGCCTAGAGTCGAGAGCCCTAGGAAGTCAAGCTTGAGAGCGTCCACATACTCCGCGTCATACTTGTCGATGCTGACTACCCGCTCTCCGTCCCTTCCGGTATAAACGGCGCAGACGTCGGTGAGCGGGCTATCCGCAACGAGGAGCCCGCAGGCGTGAATAGAGAGCCCACGGTAGTTACCCTCTAGCCGGATAGCCTTGGCAAGGTCAGGATGAATGTTGAGGACTTCCTGCGCGGCCGGGAACAGTTCAAAGGTGTCCTCTAGGGTTGCGTCGGCTCGCGAGTCGCCTCCGCTCCGTTCTATCGCGAGACTGGCAACAGTCTCCTTAGCCCAGATGGGTATCTGGTATACTCGCGCTATGTCCTGGAGGGAATTCTTGGCCTTGTACTTGATGAAGTTGCCGATGTGGCCTACCCGGTCAGCACCGTACTTGTAGGCGATATAGTCATAGACCTTAAACCTTTCCTCATCAGAACAATCCACGTCTATATCTGGGGGATCGTGCCGGGTAACGTCAAGGAATCGCTCAAAGATCATACCAGGGTAACGGTGCGGGTTGACTTCGGTTATCCGGGTTATGTAGGCTACGTCGCTCGCGGCAGTAGAGCCGCGCCCAGGTCCGATCGTTACTCCGTTGTCCTTAGCCCACCGTATGGTATCGGACGTAAAGAGCATGAAATCTGCCAGGCCTTTGCCGAGGATCATATCCATTTCCATTTTGATGCGCTCGCCATGCCAATCTTGATCCTTAGCCGACAAGCTTCCTAGCTTCCGATAGTTCCATCCAAAGCGAAGCCATTGCCACAGCAGGTCTTCAGCCGATAGAATGTTCTTCATGACGTCCTTTCCTCCGGAGAT